GGGATTCTTAAGAACGCCATGCCCATAGCGTTTAAATTGTCTGGCTACAAAGCTGAGACTGTGCAAGAACAACGCACCTTAGTTTGCGGGACTGTCTCTCCAAACTCCTGCGAGGTAATTGCAAGTGCGGGCCGGTGAACTGTGGTGGAACGGACAGTACGATGCCTTTGATTCAAAGATAGACAAACTAGCTCCAAAGGATTTGATGAATGCAGTGATTGATATCACAGACACTGCAATGATCAAGTCAGACGCCAGACAAGGCCTGAGTTGGAAAGTTTCTGTATTTCAAGAACAAGAAGTAATCCTTTATTCATACAAAGCATGGAAGTGGTCAATGCAAGTACATGTAGCTGCAACAGAATCAAATGAACGCGCACATACCGCAATTACAAAACTAAAAGAAACGGTAGATGCGTTTAGGAATAACGTTAAGAACGACTTGGTTTCTATGAAAGCCGCGAGCGAGCGAGTACAGAACGAAGTCAGTCAAATGCAATCTAAATACAGAGTGGCAGTTGAACTATTAACTAACCAAGACTTTGAAAAAGCCCTAGCAAATGCTGAACGCATGGCTGCTGCCCTGCAACAGATTCAGCAGTTGTCTAAGACCAAGATTAGCTTTGCCGTATTTGAAGGATCACCAGAATGACTGACGTAATAACAATCGACATGTTTGGTAGCGATCCAATCACTTTGGTACGCAAAGAAGATCCTGATACCAGTCACGAAGCTGCTAACTCAATCGACACTTCGCGTCTAGAGTTTATGGTTTACGAAGCAATTGCTAGGTTCCCAAACGGTTGCATCAGCGATCAGATTAGATCTTTGTTCCCGCGCTATCCCTATTCATCTATCACTGCTCGCTATCGGGCGTTGCTCGACAAAGGGTTTATTGAAGATACCGGCGAACGCAGGAAGGGGGCATCAGGCAAGAACCAGCGCGTTATGAAAGTGCTGTCAGAACCAAAACCTATTGACCTTCCCAAGAAAAGCAAATGGAAAGGTTTAAACGATGAAGAGTTGCGCCAGTTAAGCAATGCATGGGGTCTTATCTTTGGCGACTATGTGATTGATTTTGCCAAGATCATTGAGCAAAAGCTAAAGGAAAGAAATGAAATGGAAAACCGAAAGGCCAAATCGTAATCAACTGTGGGGCATGAGTCCAAGTCAGTTTAAGACCATGCTCAAACGGAAAGGTTACAAAGTTGGCCGTGATTTTTTTAAGTTTGCCGCTGTTGCGTACAAAAACAACAGAGCATATCGGTTTAGGTATTGGTCTTTTCCAGAGTTTTTTGTTGACGTTTCCTGCCCGTTAAATGAATTTGACCGATGGGCGAATAGCACTGACCGCATTCTAACTTTTGGTGATTGGGCTGAATCATGACCGACCGCGAACTAATGCAACAAGCGCTGTATGAGCAGAAGTTAAAGGAGAAGAACGGTGGAGACTTTTGAAGAATGGTTTATTCGACAACTTGAAGGAGAGGTTTTTGTGAAATACAAACGTATCAGGCGTTGGACTGAACACTACGGTGATTGGCTAAAGAAAAACAATCAAGAGCCAGCAGATTACGTTATTAGACGGTGGCTACGGGATGAGATTGATGAATTACGGGAGTGTATTGAAGAGATTCTGTACCCTAGAGAAGAAACTCAGTCCCCTAGATGGGTCGGGCTGACGGATGAGGAGATCAAAGAAATTATAGGACCGTGGGGAGATACGCCAATCAAAGGCTACACCCGCAAACTGTTTGACCAGATTGAAGCCAAACTCAAGGAGAAGAACGGTGGCTAGATACGGAATCCTTGACGACGAAGGGCAAGTGGTGCGATGGGTGTGGACCGTGCCGCCATACCCTCACGTGGTTGAGCGCATCAAGCGCAAACGTAAACCCAAGTTGGACTTGTCCAACGTACCAGATGCTTTATTCTAATGAAATACAAATCTAGGATATGGCAGTTTGGTCAGTGCATTCAACCCGACAAGTGCCAAGAACTTATCGATCATTTTCGTAATTCAACTAGTGTGATGGACGCGAAGATTGGTGATATCACAAATCCAGTTGTGCATGAACACCGTAAAGCAAGGTTATGTTGGGTTCCAGAACAAGCGTCAGTTACACTGCTTCTTTTTACGCACGGGTTAATAGCTAACTTCAAAGGTGCTTGGGGTTTTGATATCGAAACCTCTGAACAAACACAGGTTGGCGAATATTTAATTGGTGGGCATTACGACTGGCATAGGGACGAAGAGTTTTTTAACAAGGAGAAAGGCAAACATCGTAAGGTATCGGTTGTTATGCAGTTATCTGACCCTAACGATTATGAGGGTGGGGATTTGATACTGGACTTTACACAGCAAACTCCCGCTTCACGCGAACGAGGGTCCATAGTTGCATTCCCTAGCGAACTAATGCACAAGGTTACACCTGTCACACGAGGTGTTAGATATTCAGCCACGCTGTGGCTTAACGGTCCATTGATGATTTAAAGGAAAGAAAATGACCCCCGAAGAGTTTTACATTAAAGATAGTGTTGAGACTGAAGGCATTACCGAAGATTTTATTTGGTACGAATCGGAAATACTACGCAAAGATATGCAGATGTGGTCACATCGATTTGAGAAGTTGGTTAAGGTTGCAGAAGCTAGGCATAAGGAGCACATAAAGATGTTGCAGGATGTCATGCAACAAAACCACCTGCTGAAAAAACAAATAGCTAAACTCAAGGGGGAAGAGTGAGCGAGATTATTACCCCGCAACAAATGATTGAATACATGCTGGCGCTACTAGATAGTGTGGTCGAAGATTATCCTGAAGAAGAGCGGGAAGCTATTAAAGCAAAAATACTGGATGCGTTTAGTGCGGCTATGTTTAGAGGACCAAAGGAATGAGAGCAGATGATATTCAGATCGGTGGTGACCACTACAAAGACCTAGCGATCCCGCCGTGGGATGTAATGGAAGCAGTATTAACGCACGAGGAATTTGTCGGGTTCCTCAAGGGCAACATTATTAAGTACTCGATGCGTCAGGGGCGCAAGGCCGGATCGACTGATGATGCGGAGAAGGCATTACACTACGCCGCCAAATTAAAAGAGGTACAAGGTGAGATTGATCACGATAGACTTTGAGACGTTCTACGATCAGGACTTCAGCCTGTCCAAGATAACTACGGAGGAGTATGTTCGTAGCCCACAGTTTGAGGTTATTGGAGTAGGTGTAAAGGTAGACAACGAGCCTACGCAGTGGGCCAGTGGTCCAAGGAAAGAGTTGGGTCAGTGGCTCAAGCAGTTTCCGTTTGCCGAATCGATGGTGCTTGCCCATAACACAATGTTCGATGGGGCCATTCTCAAGTGGCATTTCGGTATAGATGCGAAGATATGGGCAGACACCTTATGTATGGCACGAGCCATCCACGGGGTCGAGGTAGGTGGTTCGCTCAAGGCATTGGCCGAGCGGTATCAGGTGGGTGCTAAGGGGGATGAAGTTATCCATGCCAAGGGCAAGAGGCGTCTGGACTTTAGCGACGAGGAGTTGTCACGCTATGGGGATTACTGCCTCAATGACGTGGATATAACTTACGAGTTGTTTAGCATCCTGAGCAAGACGTTCCCCCGTGACGAGTTGCGCCTGATTGATCTGACGTTGCGGATGTTCATCGATCCCGTCTTGGAAGTGGACGAGGATCTAATGCGCGATCACCTGCGCGATATCCAGCTAGCAAAGCAAGAGCTATTAGATAACACCAAGGCGGAGAAGGCCGAGCTATTATCTAATCCAAAATTCGCTGCGCTGCTCAAAGAGTTTGGTGTTATTCCTCCTACTAAGATAAGCCCAACCACAGGAAAAGAAACGCTCGCACTAGCTAAGAACGACGAAGAGTTCAAAGCACTAGCGGAGCACCCGGACGTACGAGTGCAAGCCCTAGTAGCCGCACGGCTAGGTACTAAATCTACGTTAGAAGAAACAAGGACCGAGCGGTTCCTAGAGATCAGCAGTCGAGGGGCGTTGCCGATTCCGCTACGGTACTACGCCGCACATACTGGGCGGTGGGGTGGGGATGACAAGATCAACATGCAGAATCTGCCGAGCCGGGGCGAGCATGGTGGCAAGATCAAGCGGGGCATCCTTGCGCCTGAAGGGTACGTGATGATCGACTCCGACTCTTCGCAGATCGAAGCGAGGACGTTGGCGTGGTTGTCCGGTCAGGATGATCTGTTAACTGCTTTTACTAATGGCGAGGACGTGTACAAAATCATGGCCTCCGCTATCTATAACAAGTCAGTCGAAGAGGTTACGAAGGCCGAGCGGTTCGTCGGTAAGACTACGATTCTTGGTGCAGGGTACGGCATGGGAGCCGCTAAGTTCCAAGCGGCACTCAAGACTACTGGCGTAGAGATCTCCTTGGACGAGGCGCGGCACATCATCAACGTGTATCGGGCTACTAACGACAAGATCGTAGCTCTATGGAGTCAGGCACAGGCCACGCTCAAGGGCATGATCAACGGTGAGGAAACTCAGCTAGGTCGAGAAGGGGTGCTTAGGGTGCTCAACACGTCCATCAAGTTACCTTCTGGCTTGATGATGAGATACGACGAGTTGAAGGTCGAGCCGGGAGAGAAGGGACCGTCCTTTATGTATCGCACCCGCAAGGGGTTCACATATATCTACGGCGGTAAGGTCATCGAGAACGTGTGCCAAGCTGTCGCAAGGTGTATAATTGGCGAGCAGATGTTGCGGATTGCTAAGAGATACCGTGTAGTCATGACAGTTCATGATGCTATCGCATGTATAGCACCCGAAGCAGAAGCACAAGAGGCTATGGCGTACGTCATGGAGTGTATGCGGTGGACACCCACGTGGGCAGAAGGTCTACCGCTAAATTGTGAGGTGGGATTTTCCCGTCGATATGGAGAGTGCTGAGTGAATCTTCCCCCGTGGTCCTTTAGTAGTATTAAGGCATACGAGCAGTGCCCTAGAAAGTTCTACCACCTCAAAGTAATAAAGGATCACGAGGAGCCGAAGACCGAGGCGATCCTGTATGGGTCTAGTTTTCACGAAGCGGCTGAACTCTATATCAGGGACGGCACACCCCTGCCTCCACAGTTTAACTATGCGAAGTCAGTACTAGACAACTTCAACCGGATGCCGGGGGAGAAGCTGTGTGAGTACGAGATGGGTTTGACCGAGGACTTGCAACCTTGCGGGTTCAAAGACCCAAACGTGTGGTGGCGGGGGATTGCCGACTTGATTATCCTTGACCGTGACAACGCAGAAGCAAAGGTGGTGGACTACAAGACCGGCAAGTCAACAAAGTATGCCGACAAGGGTCAGCTTGAGTTGATGGCATTGGCTATCTTCAAGCACTTCCCTGAGATCAAGAAGGTTAAGGGTGGTTTGTTATTTGTAATAGCTAATGCTTTTCTCAAAGACAACTACCACGTGGACCAACAAGATGTACGTTGGGGTAAATGGATTGCGGATCGCAAGCGAATGGCGGCATCATATGCCAACGATGTGTGGAACGCGAGGCCGAGTGGGCTGTGCCGTAACCACTGCGTAGTTTTATCTTGTCCTCACAATGGAAGGAACTAGTCATGCCTTACGTTAACAAGCCACGCCCCTACAAGAAAGAGTACACGCAACAGAAGGAGCGGGGCGAGCACCCGTTGCGGATGGAGCGCCAGAAGGCGCGGCGAATGTACGACGCCGAGGGGATTGACCGCAAAGGTAAGGACATCGACCACAAAGTTTTGTTAAGTAAAGGCGGTAGCAACGACAAAAGTAATCTGCGACTCACTACCCCGCACAAAAATCGTAGCCGAAACGGTAAGTAATGCAGATCGTCAGCAACAAACACTTATTACTACGGCTACGTGACCCAACGAAGGTCACGAGTCAGATACCGAAGAGCCAAGACATAGGGAACAATCAAGTGCTAGTTAACTGGGGGCTGAGTGAAGCCCGGGCTTTGCGCCAACTAAATATTCGTAACGTGCCTAGTCCCATCTTGGGACAGTACAAGTGGCCCGGAATGTACAAGCCGTTTGAACACCAAAAGACAACGGCATCATTTCTTACGCTAAACACAAAAGCCCTATGCTTGAACGAGCAAGGCACGGGCAAGACGGGTAGCGTCATCTGGGCGGCTGACTACTTGATGAACATCGGTCAGATCAAGCGCGTATTGGTGATCTGCCCCTTGTCTATTATGGACTCGGCATGGCGAGCCGATCTGTTTAAGTTTGCCATGCACCGTACGGTAGATATCGCATACGGTAGCGTAGCCAAGCGCAAGGCGATCATCAACGGTGACGCTGAGTTCGTCATCATCAACTACGATGGAGTCGAAACTGTCGAGCAGGAGATTGACAGGGGCGGGTTTGACCTGATCGTTGTCGATGAAGCCAACGCATACAAGAACACCTCCACTAAACGCTGGAAGTGTTTGAATCGGCTGGTTGATACTCGCACGTGGTTGTGGATGTTAACGGGTACACCTGCCGCACAATCTCCAACGGATGCGTATGGTCTGGCTAAACTAATCAACCCTAACGGTGTGCCACGCTTCGCGTCTTCATTCAAGGAGATGGTGCTCCTGAAGGTTTCGCAGTTCCGTTGGATACCCAAACCGGAAGCTACGACTATCGTGCATCGTGTACTGCAACCGGCAATCCGGTTCAATAAAGAAGATTGCCTCGATCTACCTGAGATGACCTACGTACGGCGGCAGGTCGAATTGACCGCGCAACAAAAGAAATACTATAAGTTATTGAAAGATAAGCTGATTGTTCAGGCTGGCGGTGAACAGATCACGGCAGTCAACGCGGCGGTAGCAATGTCTAAGTTGCTACAAGTAGCATGTGGTGCTGTCTACACCGACGACAGCGAGATCATCGAGTTTGATATCAAGCATCGTTACAATGTGCTCAAGGAAGTCATCGAGGAATCAAGCCAGAAGGTGCTGATCTTCGTGCCATTCAAGAGCGTGATCAACCTTATCTCTGACAAGCTAACTACAGATGGTGTGACTAGCGAGATCATCCGTGGTGACGTGCCTGTGAATCAGCGCACGGAAACCTTTAAGCGGTTCCAAGAAACACCACACCCAAAGGTTCTAATTATTCAACCCCAGTCAGCGGCACATGGGGTGACCCTAACAGCGGCAAACACCGTAGTATGGTGGGGGCCGACTGCCTCGCTCGAAACGTACGCCCAAGCTAATGCACGAGTCCATCGTGCAGGACAACGGCATCCCTCTACAGTTGTTCAGCTTGCTGGCGCACCTGTTGAGCACCACGTTTATAAGCTACTAGATAATAAAATAGACGTTCACGCAAAAATCATCGATTTATACGACGATCTGCTTGCGTAGCAACGCAAACCCTGCTAAACTACACTTCCCTTTTACCTGAAGGAGCTATCATGTCCCCCGAAGATGCCGTTGGAAAAGAAGTAGCGTTCTTTGCTTTCAGAACCTACAAAGAAACCTCAAAGATCCTCCACGACAAGTTTGGAGATGACTTTGGGCTTAACGAACAGATGTTTGCGCTCATGGCTACCATGACCGATTGCGCCGTGTACTGCGAAGTTCCAATCGATCACCTGATAAGTAATTTGAAGATGATGTACACGGCAAAACTTGCGGCTAACCAAATAGATTGTGAAGGGGCCGCAAATGACAACACCCACTGACCTTACGCCTGAGAAGTTAGTGCGTATCTACCTCAAGATGAAAGAGGCCCGCGAGAAGTTGGCTGCTGAATTTAGGGAGGCAGACGAGAAGATCAAGACCCAAGCCGACAAGGTGAAGCGGGTTCTCCTGCAACATTGCAAAGACCATAACGTCGAGTCCGTGAAGACGGCAGAAGGCATGTTCTATCGCACGACGCAGAAGACCTACTTCACTAATGACTGGGAGTCTATGGGCAAGTTCATCGTGGAACACGAGTGCCCTGAGCTTCTTGAGAAGCGCATCCACCAAAGTAACTTAAAGCAATTCTTGGAGGAAAACCCGGAGCTTCTGCCCCCCGGGCTGAACGCTATGACCGAATACTCAATCACCGTAAGGAGAAACAAACAGTGAGTTTGCAGTTAGTACCAATCGAAGACCTAGCAAGAACCCTAACCGTGTCGATTACGACTGTAAGGGCGTGGGTTCGCACAGGACTGATCCCGGGTGACCTTTACGTGAAGATCGGTAACACTTATCGATTTGACAAAGAGGCGATCATCAACCACTTCAAGCCGAAGAAGCCATTTATTGAAGTTGTTGCCCCACCGCCCCCGCTTGAAGCTGAACCTGAGATAAAACAGCTTGAGTTTGACTTTAATGCAATTGATGCAGTTCTTGTAATTGACGTTGACCAAAACCTTTGAGGTAACCATGAACGAACTATCCCTATTCGGAAACCGCCGCTCTTCTGCCCGTCTTGCTGATGTTGCTGACGCTCTTACTGAAAACGTAAATTCTGGTAACGTCAATCGTCGCCTGAGTCTTGAGGGCAACTTGTTCCGTGAGATCATCAACGGCAAGGAACTGCGGGTCAACGAGGAGCGTGCTACTAACGTAGTTATTATTAACGCCGCTCCGATCTCCAAGATGTACTTTGCCGAAGCGTATGTCAAAGGCAAACCATCGAAGCCCACTTGCTGGTCATCGGACTCCCAGACTCCCGATCAGGCAGTGCCGGACGATCAGAAGCAATCTGCTCGTTGTATGGATTGCCGCCAAGCAATCAAGGGTTCGGGTCAGAATGAAAGCAAAGCATGTAAGCCCCAACAGCGCATTGCTATTATTTTTGAAGGTGCAATTGAGAAACGTGAGGTCTATCAGTTGACTCTTCCGCCAACAAGTATTTTTGGTGATCCATCGGAGCATGGCGGCAAGATGCCCCTGCAAGCGTATGCCCGTCACCTGAAAGCTCACGGCGAAAAGGCAATTGGGATCGTGACCGAGATGCGGTTCGACAAGGATAGCTCCACGCCTAAGCTGGTGTTCAAGCCTGTACGTCCATTGGATGATGCCGAGTTGGATATTGCGTTGGAGTTGCGGGATGCTCCTGATACCCAGCGTTATATGAAGCTCAATGTATCGCAGATGGATAAGGTGATTCCTCCCCCAATGTTGCCCCCGCTGTTTGAGAAGTCCGAGGTGAAAGCGAAAGCCAAGCCAAAGGTTGAGGAAGCCGAGGAGATTGTCGAGGAACCGAAGAAGGTTGTTAGCAAGAAGACTAGCACCGCTCCCCAAGCGGAAGCTATTGATATGAGTGATATCGTAGGCGACTGGGACGGCTGATCGCGTAGTCTTCAGGCGGTGGCGGTTGGGGTATGCGTACCCTAGCCGCTATTTTTTTCTTCGTATGGGGCGAAGATGCAAGCGAAGGAATTCCTAGAATCCGTGTTGGGGTCAGACGGGTTCTACTGTACGGTGGGGTTGAAGGGTCCGAAGGATAACGTCACACGAGTCCAGCGGCTATTCGACAATCTTGATGATGCAATTAGTGAAGTATTCAGACTGGACGCGCAGGGCTTCAACGCCTACCACGCGCAAGCTACGTTTGAGACTGACAAGAACCGGAAGCAAGAAAATGCCAAATACCTAAAATCGTTCTACCTAGACATCGACTGCGGTGACAGTCCCAAGAAAGATTTCCTTACACAAGCCGAGGCGCTGATTGCACTCAAGACTTTTTGTAAGGCTACTAAGTTACCCAAACCAACCATCGTTAATTCTGGCTATGGGTTGCATGTCTATTGGAGGCTGACCGAGCAAGTCCCGGCTGACGAGTGGTTGACTGCCGCAAAGCAGTTCAAGCAGGTGGTCAACAAGCAGGGGATGAAGTGCGACCAGACTTCCACATCCGATTCGGCCCGGATTCTACGCACCCCGGGCACACACAACTACAAAAACGGCACACCTAGAGTTGTTGAAGTCGTAGGCGAGATTGCAGCCGCCATTCGTTTTGAAGACTTTAGAGACATTATCGGAGCAGTACCGGCACCGCAAAGTAACGCCAAGGCCAAGGCCGAGTATGACCCGCTTACACAAATCTCAATAAGTAACTATCAGCACCGATTCAAGACGATCCTAATCAAGAGTAGTCAAGACAAAGGCTGTGCCCAGATCCTGAAGATTGCGACAGAACAAGCCACGATGCCGGAACCAATGTGGCGAGCGGGTTTGTCAATCGCCACACACTGCATGGATCGGGACATTGCCATCCACAAGATATCAGCCAAACATCCTCAATACAGTCCAGACGAAACCGAAGAGAAGGCCAACAAAATACACGGCCCTTACACTTGCGATACCTTTAATACTCTTAACCCAGACGTATGCCCAGACTGCCAGCACTGGAAACAAATCAAGTCACCGATTGTGCTTGGCCGGGAAGTTAAAGAAGCCGACGAAGAAGATAACGTAGTACAGACAAAGAACGCGGAAAGTATCACGATCCCAAAGTACCCGTTCCCCTATTTCCGTGGGGCTAACGGTGGCATCTACCGAAGAGACAAAGACAAGGACGGTGACCCCAAGGAAGTCTTGGTCTATCACAACGACCTGTATGTAGTCCGTAGGATACGAGATCCAGAAGCCGGGGAGTCCGTAATGATGCGACTGCATCTGCCCCGAGATGGGATACGGGAATTTACCGTACCTCTAACCTCCGTCACATCACGCGACGAATTTAGAAAGGTGATGTCGCTAAACGGCGTTGCCGTCATTAACCCGGAGCACCTCATGCACTACACAACTTCATGGGTAAATCAGTTGCAGGACACAACAGTTGCTTACGAAGCCAGAAGGCAATTCGGTTGGGTTGGAACTAAAGAAAACCCCTTGCAATCATTTGTTGTCGGCTCAATGGAGATATTCCCAGACAGAGTAGACATCAGCCCCCCATCCGTATCGACCGCAGGACTAGTACCATTATTTCAGCCAGAAGGTTCCTTGGAGAAGTGGAAGGCGCTAGCAGAGGTATGGAACAAACCTGAGTACGTGCTTCACCAATTCATGTTCTGCACCGGATTCGGCTCACTCCTCATGGAGTTGACCGCACATAACGGTGGCTTGTTTTCGTTTGTTGGTAAGTCAGGTAAGGGCAAGAGTACGGGTTTGTACTTGGCGGCATCCCTGTGGGGTGACCCCATGCGGGTTGTCATGGATGACAAGGACACCTTCAACTCCAAGATGAACAGGGCCGAGATCTATAAGAACATCGCCGTGCTTATGGATGAGATGACAAACACAACCCCAATGGACCTGAGTACGTTGGCATATGCCATCCCAAGCGGGAGCCAAAAGAACCGGATGTCCTCTAACGGGAACAAGGAGCGGTATCGCGGCAAGCCGTGGAAGTTTTTGTGCGTCGCCACTAGTAACAACAGCATTATTCAACGCATCGGATTGTACAAGGCGTTGCCGAAAGCTGAAGCCCTACGGATTATTGAAATACGTGTACCAGATGATCTGGCTAATCTGACCAAGGAAGAGCAGGACAACTTCTACGCAGGTATCCAGAATAACTTTGGTCACGCGGGTCCGATCTACGCGCAGTACATACTTAACAACGTAGAGCAATGCAAAGAAATATTGGCGGTTGTTCGCAAGAAGATTGATGAAGCTGCAAACCTGCAAGCGGATGAACGGTTCTGGTCCTCGATGTGTGCTTGCACTATCGCTGGTGCAATCATTGCCCGCAGGGCGGGGTTGATTGACTACGACATCAAGACGTTGACCAAGTTCATCCTTAGTGAACTAGCCAAGTCCAAAGAGGGCAACTTTGATTTCGACTTTAATGCGGAGCAGATCCTGTCCGACTACATGGCCGAGAACTACAACAACATCCTCCGCATAAAGAGCACAGATGATGCACGTAAACAGTCAACCGGATTGGATCACCTGATCCTACCTGACGCCACGCCGAGGATGCAGTTGGTGGCTCGCTATGAGTACGATATTAAGAAGCTGTACTTGCTACCGAAGCCGTTCAGGATGTGGTGTAGCAAACAGCAGATTGATTACTCCAACATTATTGAATCGTTGAAGGCTGGCCGAACCAAGCTCAAGAGGGAGAAGATCCGGCTAGGTCGAGGCACTCATATGAACATGCCAGCCGCAGACGTGTTGACCCTACTTTGCCCGTTTATGGATACCGTGCAGTGACGCAACGTAGGCTACGGCTAGACGAATTCGACCCGGACGGACTACGTATCGAGGTCGATTGGGATAAGTTTATTGTCGGATCGTCTATTTTCGTACCAGCAATCAATCACATCAAGCTCAAGGAGCAAGCCCTTGCAGTAGCCAAAAGCAAAGGGTGGGAGATTGAGACGCGGCGTCGGGTCGAGGGTAAAATTTTAGGGCTTCGCATCTGGAGAAAACTGTGATACAGTAAAACCTGTTCGTGTGTCTCCTCCAAGGTATTATCCCCCGACAGTGCGGTAACGCCATCGGGGGATTTTTTTACCCTTAATCTAGCTCGTCATCAGAGAAGCTGTACTCCGAAGCATCTTCCATAAGCTCGGCACGCATTGCCTTACTCAAGGTAATACCGTGGAACATCTCAGCCGAAGTCTTGGCGTTGGCCTTTAGCGAATCAATAATTGTGTCAGCAGTAACGGTGCCGGGATGCTTCTGGCCGAGTTTCTGCAACTTCTCCATCACCTCGTCGGCTTCACGATTATCGCCTTCACGATACGCTACGTATAGCTGCCGCAACAACCTC